AACATTTTCCACTATTACATCGACCGGTGGCGGGGGTGGCGGGGCTTATAACGCGACACCTGCTGCAACAGGTCAGAATGGGGGGTCAGGTGGCGGCGGACAAGCTCTTGATAGTGGCACAAGTACAGCAGGAACCGGAAACACCCCAAGCACCTCTCCGAGCCAAGGAAACAACGGCGGTCTTGGTAAAAACACTGGGAGCCCGTGGCTTGCTGGTGGAGGTGGTGGTGCTGGTGCAGTGGGCGGCGCAGCTTCTAGTCCAAACGCAGGGTCGGGCGGTGCTGGAACAGCCTCTTCAATTTCAGGTTCCTCGGTAACTTATGCTGGAGGCGGGGGAGCGGCTGCACATAATTCCCCTGGGGTTGCTGGTTCAGGCGGTAGCGGTGGGGGCGGTGCTGGTGCTATTTCTGGTGGTGCTACTGGCGGAAGCGGTTCAACTACTGGAGGAAGCGGCACTTCTGGTACAGGTAGTGGCGGAGGCGGATGCGCTTTTCTTAGCGGCAATTCTGGATCTGGCGGCTCCGGTATCGTCATCATAAAAATAAATCAATAAGAGGGTCTATGACAACAAAGGTATTTAGGTTTCTGGGGATTGATACAGCAATGCACTTGCTTCGCCCAGGTGCAAAGTGGGAAATATCAAACAACGTCTTTACTAGGTGGGATGATCCACGGCCATGCCCAAGCATTGAAGAAGTTTATTGGGTTATGGACAAGATCAAAGAGTTTGAAGAGATGATTCCTACAATCTGGCTACCTGAGCAGTTAGAGGAAATGGGTATACGGCAAAAGGAAATCGAAGATGCAATTGCATAATCTGTTTCCAACCCCTGTAGGCTTTGCAGAGCTTGGTAGACCTCTGAGCGATGAAGAGTTGTTCTTCATCCGCGAGCTTGAGACAAGACCCAACATGGGTAACACGACAAGCACAAACAACTTTGTACTGCGTGACCCTGCTCTGACAAGCCTTCGTTCGTTCATTGAAGATAGCGTCTCGGATTACTTCAAAAGCACGGTTAATCCCAAACACAATGTCAGCCTGAAAGTGACCCAAAGCTGGTGTAACTACAGTGAGCCTGGGCAATACCATCATAAACATGCTCACCCTAATAGCTACATCTCAGGTGTGTTCTACGTTCAGACGAACCCTAACGACAAGATTTACTTCTACAAAGATGGCTGGCAGCAGATCAAGTTTCCGCCAGAACAGTGGAACCCGTACAACTCAGAGTCTTGGTGGTTCGAGGCTTATGCAGGCAGGCTAATTCTGTTTCCTTCATCGCTAACCCATATGGTTCCGACTATTGAAGGCGATGACACAAGAATCTCACTATCGTTTAATACCTTCCCTGTCGGTGTCGTCGGGGAGGAAATGGATTTAACCGGATTAAAGCTGGAGGCGTAATGGTTACTCAAGAACGCCTAAAAGAGTTGTTTGAGTATCGTGATGGGTTTCTGTATGCAAAGCAAGGCTATCAACCAAAATTTACGCCTATAAAGGGCGGCCATAGGTATATTAGGATGCGTGTCGATGGGAAAGTCTATCCGCTACATCGGCTTGTATTTTTGTACCACCACGGATATCTCCCCAAAATAACAGATCATGCAAACAATGACCGGTCTGACAATAGAATTGAAAATTTGCGAGACGTTACGCAAAGCCAAAATTGTTTAAACCGAAGGGTTCATGTCAACAATAAATCAGGAATAAAAAACGTTTATTTTGACAAAGGATGCAAAAAATGGAGCGTCCAAATAACGGTTGATAAAAAACGCAAATTGATAGGTTATTTTGAAGACATTGAATTTGCTGAATTGGTTGCAATTGAGGCAAGACACAAATTCCACGGAATATTTGCAAGAGGTTAATGATGGCTCATTTTTGTAAATTGGATGAAAACAACATCGTCACGCAGGTTGTCGTTGTTGATAACAAGGACACTTCAGACGCTAGCGGTGTTGAGAAAGAACACATTGGTGCTGCCCATCTAGAGAAGATTCTCGGTGGAACGTGGAAGCAGACCTCTTATAACGGCAACATGCGTAAAAACTACGCAGGCATCGGCTACACCTACCGAGCAGATATTGATGCATTTGTGCCGCCTAAGCCCTTTGCTAGCTGGTTGTTAAACGCTAATGCTCAGTGGGAAGCTCCAGTAGCGATGCCTCAAGATGGCAAGATGTATTCGTGGGATGAAGCAACGACAAGCTGGGTAGAAATTCAAATAGGATAAAACAATGCCGTATTCAAGCCCTAGTGGCAAACACTACACGACAGAGCTTCTTAAACAGATCAACCCCAAAACAGTTTTAGACATAGGCGCAGGAAGCGGCACTTATGCCGCATTCAAAAAGCCGGGGCAGCATTGGACGGCCATAGAAATATGGCAACCAAACGTAGAGCAATTTGGCCTGCGTAATCTTTACGATCAAGTGATCGTGGGCGATGCTCGCAATATCAATATTGGCGTTTACGACGTTGTCATCCTCGGTGATGTTTTAGAGCACATGACAAAGGATGAGGCAAAGAGTCTTTTAGACAAATGCCGATCATCTAAATATGTCATTGTTAGCATTCCGTTAGGTCATTACCCACAAGACGCATACGATGGGAATCCTTACGAAAAGCATGTTGTAGATAATTGGACAAGGGATGGCTTTGTAGACTGTTTTGGTAAGCCGTGGCAAGAGTTTGTTGAGAATGAAATTGGCGTTTTTGTTTATCGTCGACTTAATATTTGCGTCTACGCAATCTCAAAAAACGAAGAGCAGTTTGTAAAAACATTCTGTGATTCAGCGAAAGATGCTGACCTTATCCTGATAGCCGACACAGGCTCTATAGACAACACTGCCAGCCTAGCCAGAGAATGCGGCGCTACGGTCTACGATATATCTGTGAAGCCGTGGCGTTTCGATATGGCGCGAGATACGGCTTTATGTCTTATCCCCGGTGACTACGATGTTTGTATCTCTTTAGACCTCGACGAGGTTTTAGAACCGGGATGGCGCGAAGAGATAGAAAGCGTCTGGAAGCCCGAAACGACTCGATTGAGATACAAGTTCGATTGGGGGCATAACATTCTTTTCTACTATGAAAAGATCCACCATCGAAACGGCTACCGCTGGCATCATCCGGTGCATGAGTACCCTAGACCTGATCTCCGAACAAAAGAAGTCTACGCTCAAACAGACAAGCTCTTAGTCTCTCATCACCCTGATCCTACAAAGTCCCGCGGACAGTATCTTGACCTCCTCAGAATGGCTGTTAAAGAGGATCCTAGATGCCCTAGAAACGCTTTTTACTTCGCTAGAGAGTTAACGTTCTACCGTCTTTGGGACGAGGCCATAGAGGCTTTAAACGCTTATCTGAATATGCCTGAAGCAACGTGGCCAAATGAACGGTGTTACGCGATGAGGCTCTTAGGTCAGGCTTACGATGAGAAACTTGATTACTGGACGGCTCTTAAGTGGTTCAGGATGTCGATTGCTGAGGCTCCGGGAACACGAGAACCGTGGGTTGATTTTGCGATGAGTTGTTATAAGAAACATCTGTGGAAAGAATGCCACCACGCGGCTACAATGGCACTTAGCATCGTAGATAGAGAACTTGTCTACACTTGCGATCCTGAAGTGTGGGGATCTAAGCCGCATGATCTTGCAGCGATCTCGGCGTTTCATCTAGGTATGAAAGACGAGGCGATAAGACACGGAGCGGAGGCAGTCAGGCTGTCTCCAGATGATGAACGGCTTATCAGGAATCTTGAATACTATGGACAGCCAGACTCTCATTAACATCTTATTCGGCGCAATCTCAGCGGCTTTCGGTTGGATCTTCCGAGTTGTTTGGGAGGCTGTAAAAGAAATATTAACATCTTATTCGGCGCAATCTCAGCGGCTTTCGGTTGGATCTTCCGAGTTGTTTGGGAGGCTGTAAAAGAAATGCAACGCGATCTTCGGGACATCGAAAAGAATCTGCCTCACGATTATGTCCTTAAGAAGGATTACGAGACCGATATTCACGAGATTAAATTTATGCTCGGCAAGATCTTTGACCGGCTTGAGGGCAAAGCAGACAAATGAGTTTTGAGTCAGCCTTTGACAAGATGATTCAGGACGAAGGTGGCTATGTCCTGCATAAAGTAAAAGGCGACACTGGCGGTTTAACCTACGCAGGGATTGCGAGAAACAAGAACCCGCACTGGCCGGGATGGGGCTTTATCGACAGAGACGAAACCCCACCAACTCAAATGGTCAGGGACTTTTACAAGTCTGAATTCTGGGATCGCATACAAGGCGACCAACTCAATCCTGTCGTTGCATCTTCTATCTTTAACTTCGCTGTGAATGCGGGTGTTTCTGTGGCTTCCAAACTAGCTCAGATATGCGTTAAAACCGCCCCAGACGGCGTTATCGGTCCTAAGTCGATACAAGCCCTCAACCAAATGAACGAAGAGCTTTTTGTGGCTTCCTATGCCCTTGCAAAGATCGCTAGGTATCGGGACATCGTCATGAGAGACCGCAGCCAAATTAAGTTTCTTTTAGGCTGGCTTAATCGAGCGCTCAAGCTGTGAACATCCTCGGTATCTCCTCTGTCGTTGAGTCTGTCGGGAAGGTTATCGGCGACCTTCACACATCCGATAAAGAACGGATGGAGCTGGAGTTAGAGGCGAAAAGAATAGATCAGGCTGTCGACCTCGGTCAGATGGAAGTTAATAAGGTTGAGGCTGCCAATCAGAATCTCTTTGTGGCCGGTTGGAGACCCGCTATCGGTTGGGTTGGTGCTGGCGCGATGGCCTACCAGTTTCTTCTTTATCCCATTCTTGTCTGGGCGTGGGTCTGGCTACAGGCCGAGGGTTCCCAAAGAAGTAAAGCCTCCTCCTATGTTGGATACAGAGGCTTTGTGGGTGATTCTTAGCGGGATGTTGGGGATTGCTGGCATGAGAAGTTTCGAGAAGAGTCGCGGTGTAGCTCGGTAAGTTTCCGCTTTACCATTTCCCCAACCTCGTCCCCGTGGTGTTTTGCAATCTTTTCTATAAGAGGGAGCCTTTGCGGACGAGGCTTCGATAAAAGCCAGTTAGCCCAATCCGCAACGACATACGGCATAGCAGCTTCATAAGCCTGCGCAATTTCCGATCTATCACTGGACTTCACCGCTTTGATGATCTCCAGCCATTGACCACGCTCTAAAGGCCCGATGCTTTTCGATGGTGTCTGGGCATTCTGTGGATGGAGGTCTCCAGCCGTGTTCGCGCCAGATCTCCTCGACGGGTCTGAAGGTTCTAGGGGATCGTTGGCTTTCAATGAGTTCCTTCCAGTTCATAGTCGCTCCATCAAATTATCTACTTCAGTCAGAAAATTAACAACGTCCGTTTCTAGGTTCTTAATATCCTCTTCAGACGGCTCAAAACGCACCACAAAGAGCTGTAGTCGTTCGGGAAGTCTAGGATCAAACGAAACGAAATCGACCCACCTACGACCCGTACAAGCCATCTGAGCCATCATTTGATTCTTGTAAGTTGTCGGCACTTCTCCTGCGGTCAGATAAGAGATATGTGTTGAAGTCTTAGGGCACTTAATCTCGATAAGCCCATCCTCGACTAGACCATCAGGGCTTGCAGCAAAGTAAGGGATTGCCGGGTGATCGACGATAGCGATCTGTTCCACCCATCGACCCGTCTTTATTTGATACGCGGCTCGTGCAAGCGGTTCGTTCAGTGTTCCCCACTCCATATAAGAGTTTGTGAATGTCTCGGCCACGGTCCCTGTCAGTCTTTCAGCAAGGATGTCTGCGATGTAGTTCGCTCGTGTAGCCGTTCCCTTTTTAGCTCGCGCATCTGAGACGCGGGAAGCTGTCACCTTCCCCAACCGTGCAAGCCTCCACTCCTCGGTTCCCTGCTCCATCAAAATGCGATCTCGTCATCGTCGTCTTTTCGACTGCCTTTTTGACCGAGCATCTGGAGGCTCTCAGCGATGATCTCGGTGGTGTACTTGTCGACACCTTGTTTGTCCGTCCACTTCCGGGTCTGTAAACGACCTTCTATGTACAAAGGCTTTCCTTTTTGAACGTACTTTTCAATAATTTCTGCGAGCTTCCCGTAGGCAACAACACGATGCCACTCGGTTTCTTCTTGCGGCTCGCCTTGTTTGTTCTTCCACCTATTTGTTGTCGCCAACGTGAGATTCGCTAGAGCCGTTCCCGATTCTGTATATCTGCACTCAGGGTCTTTGCCTACGTTCCCGATCAAGATCACTTTATTTACTGATGACATTCACTATTCCTTTTTGAAATAACCAACCAATCGTCTTTCTGTGTGCTTCTTCCCACGCTTGCCTTTTCTCTTCTTTCCCTGCGCCTCCTTGATCTATTTGCATGTGGCATCTGTAACAAAGCGCAGCGACCCGAAAGTCATGTGCCTTGATGCCCGTTCCTTTTCCGTCTTTCTGTTGATTAGAGTGAGCCGCAACAACCGTTCCATCCTCGACACCACAGAGACCGCAGGGAAGTTCTCTGCAAGCCTCAAGTAGTTTCTTAGATCGCCAGTTCACGCAGTGTTCCTGATGTCTGCTCGCATGTTCGCCTGCTCAGACCTCCAGATCTCGATCCTTGCCTGCGCTGCGATCAGGTCCCACCGTAACTTCTCTTCGATCTCGACCGCTTGCTTAAGCCCGTGTAAGAGTTCTAAATACTCTGGGTGAGCATAAGCGTCCCTTTCCTGAGCACCTAAAGCGTTCTCAAGGCTAGCCTTCATCAGGATGGCTTTCTTAGACTTCCTGAACTCTTCTAAATACACGCGTTGGGCTTTAGCGTCAGCGAACTGCCGAGCGTGTTTCAGGATGTAGTCAACAGCTTTGTGCGGATCTTTCATACGTCTACAAATTGATGGATAGGTATATAAATACAAGGAACAACATCATCGGGATCTCCTCTATCTGTACGGCCTCCGGGTAGGATTGGATAGCCAACGCGAAACGTCCAATACTTCATTGTGTCGGTCCACTGGACAACAAGAACAACCGATCTTTGCGACGCGTTTTGGATGCTGATCGCAGATCGTAACTTTCCAAAGTCCAACATGTAAGTGTTGTAGTCGGTCGACTTACAGTTTCTTATTTTTACTTCTACCCATCTGACCAGCTGGCCGTTCTGATAAGCGGCAAAGTCCATTTCGTAGAATTTGGGAAGTCGGTAAATGTCGTAGTTAAAGCGATCAGCAAATGCCTGCGCTACGGCTAGTTCTTTTTTTCTATCTAACTCAGTTTCGTAAACAGGTCTCACAGGCCTAGCTCCTTCTTACGTTTGTCTTTGGCTGCTTCGATTTGCTTTACAAGGTCAGGCGATTTCTTGTGCTTAACAAAAACCTCCTCATAAACCTTCCTAAGATCTTCTTTCTTAGCGCTGGCGATCTTCTCAAGATCCTTGTCGAAGTTGGATTCGGACATTACTTCGTGGGTTTGATTTTCACTGTCGTTATCACCCTCTGTGGGAATGCAAAAAGCCTGCATAAGAGCGTACTTATAAGCCGCTGACATTGCTTTATTGGTTGCCTTATCACCTGAGTCCATAGCCTCGCCAATCGTGGATATGACGTGGCTAGAGCCATCCTCGCCGGACACTAGAGCGAAGTCCATTGAGACCGTGACGTAGAACAAAGCAGTGCCGGACTTGTTGACACGCTCGACAACCTGACGGTCTGTAACGCGAGGAAGGATGCACAGCTTATGCTCCGCAAGGATGGGAGCCATTGCGTTATATACATCGTCGATACCGCGGAACTGGTATCTCTGCGCTTCGTTAGTCCTCTGTTTGGCAATCCCTGCTTTGGAGATCGCACTCATCACCTTGCTGATGCTTTCGTAAACTTTCTGCATATCGTTTTATCCTGTAAAAACGTTCTATCTTATGAAAAGGAACATCATCGTCCCAAACAAAATCCCAAACACTATCGCTGTCAGCCAATCTAGCAATGAGCTC